CGGGGGTTAATGCAGGGACATTTGATGGGAAGGTTTCCACTAATTTTGGAGCCACATTAGCGACATACGGAACCACGGGTGGCTCTTCGGGGAGAATCAGATGCACAGCGCCATTCAATGCGAATAGTGGCAAGATGTTCCATGTCACGGTTTCGATTTATAGCTCGTATGGGATACATGAATATGTGGTGGGGGGCTACATGTATAGCTCAACCAGCAATTGGTATTCACCGAAGGCCGTTTATTCGGGTAGTGGCACTCCTGATATAGTAGTAGGCAGAGATTTAAATGGTAAAGCCTACATAAGCATAGCCAACGGTTCTTACACGGGCGTTCGTGTCCACAGTATGACACAAGGATACTATACGAGTGTGGCTGACACGTATGATCCTTGGACTATAACTATAAATGGCGCTTCAGAAAACTCTGCGACACCCACCATAATTAGGACTTGGGACAGCGGCAACAGCTCACAATTTACTTCTGCGCTAAACACCAAACTAGGCGGTATCGCAAACAGTGCTAACAACTATTCTTTACCTGCTGGATCTAGTTCAACTAGGGGCGGTTTCAAGATTGGGTATAGTGAGAGTGGTAAGAACTACCCCGTCGAACTCTCATCTGAGAAGATGTATGTTAATGTTCCTTGGGAAAATACTAATACCAACACAACTTACTCGGCTGGAAATGGTATTAGTTTAAGCGGGACTACTTTTAGCCACTCAGATACGTCTAGCCAAGCAAGTAGTTCGAATAGCGGAAGAACCTATATTCAAAGCATAAACTTGGACGGCCTTGGTCATATTACTGGAATTTCAACCGCAACTGAGACTGTTGTTAATACCAACACCAACACAACTTACTCAGGTGGCACTGGCATTACTTTAAGCGGGACTACGTTCAACCTAACTGATACAGCCTCTAAGTTAAATCTCACTGGTGGCACGATGACTGGAACGCTTAATGCGCGTGATATTAAGTTAGGTAGCGGTTACCATCTAATGCGCTCAAACCACCATTCGGGCCACCTTGAAGGTTCGTATAATAGTGTTGGGGCAAACTCCAATAAGAGTAATCCAATCTATACAATTGGTTCAAGCTACAATCCTAGCGATGCTGCTTTAGGCGGTATGTATGGCATCGGCTACAGCCATGCAAATGCTTCGTTCATTAGCCGTACTGGAGCTGCTGGTTGGGGCATGTATGTTGCAGCAGATGGAGACGCAAGAGTCTGGCTAGATGGATCTAATGGTGTTATATCTTCTACAGGTCAACACTATGTTGGTTCAAACGTAGTGTGGAATGCAGGCAACGACGGCGCTGGCACTGGCCTAGATGCTGACAAGCTAGACGGTCAACATGGATCTTATTACTACGCTGCGAGCAACCCTAACGGATACACAAATGACCAGACAGCCGCTGAAATCCTAGCTCTTATTAAGACGGTCGATGTCAACGGCACTTCGGGTATCAACGCAGGGACATTGGATGGAATGGTCCTAGACTCTAACCCTAATGCTAATACAGTAGTAAGACGACAGGGAAGTGGATACATTTACGGTGTATACTTCAACGCCGCTGGCACTTTCGGCACGAACGCAAATAGCTCAGGAATGGGCCGCTTCACGGGGACCAATGGGAGTGACACCTTTGGCCGCTCCTACACGGCGGGTGCGGCACGGACGTTACTTAACGTAGCGGATGGAGCTAACAACTACGTTCTCCCAACAACAATAACTGGGACTAGGAATTTCTCAGGGAAGTTAACCACTACCGGCTCAGACACTGGCATAGGAACATCGAATCCAACAGAATTACTCCACGTTCGGAAAGCTCAAAGCACCTCGGCTGCTACAGACCCTTTCATAAAGCTACAGCCTACCTCGACCACGAACAGCACAGGCTTAACATCGATATTCTTAGGTTGCACTACGGCAAGCACCCCATATGGAATATCTCTGAGTGGTTGGAGAGATCCCACTAATTCGGAGGCCTTTGCCATTAAAACGCATTCTGGATCTGCTAATGGAACAGACCGATTTGTAATAAGAAAGAATGGGTATATTGGCATGGGGACTAGTAGTCCCTCGTCGAAGCTACAAGTCGTGGGAACCCTCACGGCGACGACGAAAAACTTTTTAATCGACAACCCCAAAACTGGAGGTGAGCTGCAATACAGCGTAATTGAAAGCAATGAGCATGGGGTTTGTGTAAGGGGAGAATCAGACCAAGAAGAGATTGAGCTGCCAGTAGAGTGGCAATGGCTTGTGCATGCAGACAGCGTAACAGTTCAGCTCACATCAGTTGGCCAAGCGCAAAACTTGTTCGTGCTAGAACGTAATAACGTAAGCGTAAAAATCGGCGGATTAGCTACCGGTGGTAATTACAGCTATGTTATTTACGGAACTCGTAAGGATGTAGAACCACTTGAGGTGAATATTTAAAGAATATAAGCTGGCCAACCTTAAAAAATAAACTAAAATCCTGACAACGGGCGGCATTAAACCACCCAAAAAAAAAAAAATTATATGAACCCAGAAATTGAAAAATTCACGAAACAAAAAGCAACTTTCATTAATGAGTTGACCGAAATCCAAACTCGCGCCCAAAGCTTAACGACTGATATCAACAGACTAGACGGTATTATTTTATACCTTAGTCAGGACCAAGGTGGAGAACAAGCGCAAGATGAAGTTGAAATTGAATCTATTGGAGAACTACCCCCCGAATAATGGAAATTACAATCCCCCTAAAAGCCGCAGCCCTACGAGAGGCTGTGGTTGCCGCACCCGCCAAGACGTTTGCAGAGGCGTACATTCTGCATCTCAATGTAAATGCTGAAGACGCTGGACCTAATGACAACATTAACATTATCTATTGTCCTTATGACAAAGAAAGTGGCGAGCGTCTCATGACGGAACAAAGAGAAATCTCGGTCCCTTTTTGGCAGGTCATGGAAGACGTTCCCAAAGCAGCCACCGCATTTAAAGCAGTCTGTGACGCACTGCCGCTCTTGATTGCCAACAAGAAGAAGGTAGAGGATGATTTTAAGGAGGCTCAGGAAGCTGCCGCGCAGAAGCTAATCGAAGAAGCAGAAGCTTTCGCTGAAGCAGAAGCTGAAGCTGCCGCTGCTGAAGCTGCCGCTACTGAAGCTGTAGCTGCCGCTGCTGCCGCTGCTGCCGCTGCTGAAGCTACTGCTGAAGCTGCTGAAGCTACTGAAGCTACTGGCGAAGATTCTGCTGATGCTTAGAAATAAATATAAAAATGAGCTTCTCCCTAGACGTTGGCAAGTGGGTCGAGAAGACAGCAGCGAACGCTGCTGAAGCTAATGAGATGATAATCCTTTCGCTTATGCGTGGGATAATCATGGAAACCCCGGTGCTAGAAGGTAGATTGAGGGGCAATTGGATCGCCTCAAAGGGCAAGCCATCCAGAGCAATCCGACTTAGACCAGACAAAACTGGTCGGCCCACCATAGGCAGAGCAGAAAACTTCGTAGAGCGTCAAGATCTCAGTAAAGACTTTGACATATACTTCACTAACAACTTGCCCTATGCTCACCGTATCGAATACGACGGATGGAGCCGAGAAAAGGCACCCACCGGGATGGTAAGGAATAACCTGACTAGAATCGCCTCAAAGCTATGACCAACGAAACAAAGACCCGGGCCGCATTGTTCACAGCAGCCAGCGATTTCCTTACGGCGAACGACTCAATCACAACCACCACGGAGACAGTCACGGGACTCCCAACAATCGCTTCAACATCGATTGCATGGCCAAACCAAAACTTTGACCCTGCGGGAAAAGCTGTCTGGTCGTCTGTCCACTATCTCCCCGGGACGCCAACGGTGGGAGCTGTCGGACCCGGTGGGCGTGACGTTTTCACCGGCTTCATGCAGATCGATATCAACGTATTACCGGATTCCGGCGAGTCTGAATTGATTTCTTGGAATGAAAAATCTAGGCTTTACTTCCACGGGGGGAGGGTTTTCACTTACTCCGGGCATTCTTTTCTTGTAATTTCGTCCGAAATAGCTCAGTCTCGGCTCGTAGGAAACAATTTCAGATCGTCTTTTGATGTTTCTTTCCGTAGCCATCTCAAGCGCCCCATACTAACCTAAAATTATGTCAGAAGCCTCAGCCCACAAACTTTCTTACTCCGCCGAAACCACACGCGGCACAATGAACGCAACGCCGACATTCATCCGGCTCCCTGACACCCGAACCACCGTTGCACTTGTCAAAGACACCCTCGCCACGGAGCGCCTCACTGGTGACCGCTTCCCAGCAGCTCCCCGCACGGGTGCAACTACGGTGGCCGGTGATATCCCAGTAGACCTTAGCTACAACACCTATAATCCATTCATCGAGTCGGCTCTGCAAGGTGCGTTCGACGCCTCCTCCACCAACTCGGCCAAGGCTGGAACGACTCGCAAAAGCTTCTCTATCCTCCGCGAGTTTTCTGACATTTCCACAGATCAGTTTCACCTATATACAGGTTGCGAAGTTGCCTCTTGGAGTCTGACCGCAGCGGCCAACGGCCTTGCAAAGTCTACCTTTACATTCATGGGACGCGGAGCCGCTGCCCCTGCATCAGTTGCCCCATCGTCCAGCACGTTCACCGCAGCCAGCACTACGGAGCCATTCGACACGTTCTCGGGTGAAATGAAAATCGACGGAGTCGCTTCGTGCATCGTTACCGATTACACGATAAACGTTAATAATGGGCTGGAGGCTAGATATGCAGTAGGTTGCGAAGGAAGCGAAGACCCAACAGTTTCTCAGTCCATTGTGGATGGTTCTTTGACCGTGTATCTTGAGGATATGACTCTATATAAGAAATTCATTAATGATCAGTCTATCGCTCTTTCCCTCAAGTTGATGGATTCTTCTAGCCAATATATCCGAATTGATATCCCGAACGCGGTTATCAGCAGCGGAACGCAGCCCGATGTAACTGGTGACGGCGCTATCATGCTACCAATCAGCTTCACGGCCCACTATGACTCTACTCTCCAGAGCCACATTGAAGTCACCAGCCTCTCTTAAGAATAAATAACTATAAACCCATCAGCCCACCGTCCTCCGGGACCGTGGGCTTTTGCGGCAAAAAGATTTATGGCGAAGAAAAAAGAAGTAGTTGGGATGGGGTCTTTCTCCATCAAGGCCAAGAGTGACGAAGGCATTAAAGTCCCCCTCCTCCTCCCAGACGGTTCAAAAACAGATCATTTCCTAATGGTGCGTGGGGCAGACTCCTCGGCTTTTCGGAAAGCACAGGCACGCGCACACCGTGGAGCGCTGGAGCTTTTAAAGCTAAAGAACGCTAAGAATCCCATCGAATCAGGTGATCTTGCAATGAGGCAGGCCAAAGTTCAGAGAGATCTTATTGCCCACCTGTTCGCCAGTTGGTCCTTCGATGAGGAATGCACCCCGGAGAGCGCTTCGGCATTCATGGAGGAGGCTCCACAGATCGAGGAGCTTGTGAACGAGATTGCTGGAGACCGGTCACATTTTTTCAGCAAAGCCTCGCGGAACTAAGGACCTACGCCAAAAGAGTTTTTTGGCTAGGTAAGACCGCCGAGGGTGCGAAAATAACGAACCGAAAGTCCCTCGAGAGGGTGGCTGAACAGACAGGGAGAGACTTGAAAGGGCTTCTGGCACTGCCGGAAGTCCGTCAGGAAATACTTTACATTTTTGACTGGTTCTGTCAGGCTAGGGGAAGCGAGGCGCTAACATATCAAGAAATTAAGGCTTGGGACAGTCTGACGGGTCACGGGATAACGTCGGAAGAAACTCAAGCCCTAATGACGTTAGATTGCGATCTCCTTACCTCCCAAGCAGATGGCTGAAACAACTTCCCTAGTTATAAAAGTAAAGTCCGATCAGGTCGGCAAAGCCACCAAGGATCTCAAGAAGCTTGGGCTTCAGGCTAAAACAGCGGCAACGCAAACAGGCCGCTTCGGTAAAACTGCTGGGTTAGCGTCTGGCGGGATCAAGAAAGCAACGGTAGCAACTGCTGGAATGGCCACAGCGACTAGATCGCTTATCCTCCCCCTAGCGGCAATTCTGGCACCACTCGCCGGGTTTCGCAAGCTTCTCAACGCTGGTGTGGAGATTGGCAAGTGGAGGGCACAGCTTAAGACGGCCACTGGTAGCGTCGAAGAGGCAGCTATAGCATTTGAGACCCTAGAGATTTTCGCCACAAAGACGCCCTTTGCATTGGATCAAACCATTGCCACGTTCCTGAAGATGAAGAACCTTGGCCTCGATCCAACTAACGAGTCGATGACGGCACTGGGTAACCTAGCCTCCGGCCTCGGCAAAGACTTCGAAGAGACCTCCGCAGCAGTTGCAAAAGCAGCTATTGGTAACGGTGAGTCGCTTAGGGACATGGGTTTCCGCTTCAATAAAGAAGGGGACAAGATCACATTAGGCTTCCGGGACATGACCGTTGAGGTCGAGAATGATGCGGCAAAGATCACCGCGGCCATCGTCAACATTGCAGAGACGAAGTTTGCAGGTGCCATGGCTGACGAGATGGACACAGTGGGCGGAAAGCTTTCTAACTTGGGAGACGCTTGGGATACCCTTTGGCGCACGATCGCCGAGTCTGGGGTTGACGACATGATGGGTGAGGCGTTCTCCACGATCGCCGACGCGCTCACAGAGCTTACAAAGCGTTTTAAGAACGGTGAGATTGCGGCCTATGTTGACGGCTGGGTCGGTGTGCTTGAGAACTTCGGTGCTGTGGGAAAGACTGTCTTTGGTCAATTGGATGACTTGTTGAGACCCGGGAAAGCTGAGCATGATGCGGAGAGCTGGATCATGCACTATTCTGAACTCTGGGCCAAGTGGTTCACATTCATGGGCACCGGGCTTGCAACGGTCGCACAGGGCCTCACTTCGATGTTCGAACTAAGCGCCTTGGCTACTGCTAAGAACATGGATCTTCTCCCTGAGCAGTTAAAGCATCAGGGAAAGGAGATATCGAATAAGTTCAAAGAGATCGTCCGTAGGCGTATCCCCGGCAACCGTATCCCCGGCCTCGATGGTGGCGAAGAGGATACCAAGAAAGAGGCCGAGGAACTGGCAGCGTTGGCCCGAGGTATCAATAACACCGCCGA